TTTCTCGCCTCCTGACTTGAATCCTCGTATCTCTTCTTCCAGTCGTGCCTAGGTTGTTTAGGTTCAGAAGGGGTCTCTTCAGCAGCTTCCACTGCTTCTCGAGAGTTGTCCTCTGCTTCCACCTGAGCTGGCACTCCGCCCTCAGTTGCATCTACAAAATCGCTTTCAAGAGGATTTATAGACGCATCTAACGCAGCGAAAAAGTCATCGCTGGTCATCTGCTCAGCAGTCGATTCGGAGGTTGCTTGTTGCAAGTTGTCCTGTGTTTCTGCCATAATTTTCTCCATAACTTAGTTAATTAACAGTTATTCTGCAAGTTCTATTTACTTGCCTTCTCTTTCTGTACAGATTTGGCTTTAGATTGCTCTTCTTGCACAAGTCTGCGAAGAAATTTTTGCTGGGATTTAGTTTCAAGAACATCCTTCTTTACTTCCATAGCCCCAGTAGAAACTTTGTCTTTTATACCAGCTTGTATTAATTGACGACTCAATGTCTCTATTGTTCCATCTCTATCTACCAACTGGTCCTGTAATGCTTCAACCGCACCTTTGAGTTCGGCATATAAGCTCTTACGTTTAATTATTGATTCTTTATTTCTTATATCTGTCTCACCTAACATGGCGATATCATCTATGAGTCCAGACTGGAACCATCTAAAATATTCCTCAACCAAAGCCCATCTATTAACTGGTTGCGTTGAACCAGCTATAATTCTTACATCAAATCTAGCAGATTGATAGTCGTTCCATCTACTGATAGCTTCCCCATAATCGTTATATATCGGAACATTTATTTCTCTAGTTCTTGATTCTAAATCTGAACCAGCCCCAGGCTGGACAATACGAAAAACTTTGTGAACACTATACGCATCTTGAGCTGTCTCTTTAAAAATTCTACCTAAATGCTCAAGAGCAGGTTCTACTACTGTTTGCATCCAAGCCTTTATCCTTCTAGTACCATATTCATCTTGAGCAAGAAGACCACGATAAGTTTCATGCTGAGCAGAAACATCGCCTTGCAAAGAACGTGGGACTCCAGATATATACTCTATATCTTCCTTACCTTCTTGTGTTATTTGATAAAAAGCTTGATTTATTTGTGATGGTTGGACAGGGGTTGGAGGTGCAAATCCTTGACGATATTTTAACAATGCTCCTGGGGATGATGAATACATTTCCCATTCTTCCTCTGGAACGCTTCCTTCCTCATATAACCATCTAAGATTTGAAGCAAGATTAGCATTATGAATCATTAACTGATGAGCTTTATTTATCTCTTGTTGTTTACCAACAAGAGGAGTAACGGAACTCATTGGATATGGTGTGCCAGTGTATGTATAAGGAACTGGTACTATAGGATATTCAGAAGTATTTAGATGGTATTCATATAATACTTTATCACCAGCAACACAACATAACTTAACTCTAGTATCATAAAATTTAACAGCATCTACTATTGTAACCTCTCCTTTTATAATTTCGTACTCTTTTTCACTTATTATTTGAGTTTCAACTGTACTTTGTTCATTAATTATTGCTTCTTTTACTTCTGCTTCTTTTCTTTCTATTAAATCTGCTGCTTCTCTATCTGCCTGTTTAGCTTCAAGTTCATAACGCTCCTGTATAATTTCCCCATTATCTAATTGAACTTGTGCTTGAGCCTTACGCTCTTCAGCCTGTACGAGAGCTTCTTGCCTAAACATTTCTAGTTCTTCATTAGCTGAACTTAATTGTTCTTGTATAGCTGCTTCATCTGGGACTACCTGAATAGATACATTATAAAATGGTACCTTTTCTTTAGTGTAATGCTCATAATAATCAAGCATTTCGTCTTCTTCGCCTTCTGGCGGTTTATAAGCACCATTTACATCATCAGGCTGTATACTGTCACTATTTACAATATCACGAAGAGAGAAAACTCCTGAACTACTAGAAGAACCACTAGCAGCTTTTATTTTTCTCTTCATATCGGGATACATCTGTTCCAGTTGAAACTTCGGCATATCCTTTTTTACAATAATATAAGAAGCGTCTCTAAATAAAAAATCACGACTCATAGGGTCGATATAAACATCAAAAGGTTCTATCCTGTTGAATACAACTTCTCCAAGACCATTATCTTTATCTTGGTCTACGTCTACAAGAAAATAACCAATACCTTTTGTTAAAGCATCTTGCACTACCTGAGCAAAAACAGATTCACCATTACTAAGATGCCAACAGTAAGCTGCTACGTCAGCATGGACAGCAGCTATATCAGTATCACTACCTTCCTGACCAACAGCTTGCCACCTTGGACTATTAGCAGTAACAAAAAACTTCATCATTTCAATCGCTGGTGTTATACGATTAATAATGAAAGTTGGCATTCCAGCTTCTTCTAGCGTATCCTGCTCTTCTTTTGAAAGTTGGTCGTTAAGAAAGAAATCATAACCACGCTGTTGCATTCTCACCCATCGTTGTCTTTCAGATGAATACAGCCCCAGCTTTCTTTTTATTAGTCATTCTAGACATTGTTACATCCACACTTATTACAGCATTTCTTCGGGAAAATTGCTATTTTATAGCCAACTATTATCAAAACACTAGCAATTCCCAACATAACCCATCCTATATCTAAGCTTATCATTATACCAAATACTTTCTACAAGCATCAATAAAATGTTCAGGGTCACCTTTTCCGCCTTCTGTATTATAATACTTTTTCCAATAATCTGCTTGACCTTCTATAGTATTAGGCATTCTCTTAGGAACTCTCCAATACTTTAGTCTACAATGAACGATTCCAGCAGCTATATTTTTTTCTAGGATTTCTTCCCAAACCTTTTCATCAAAATTTTGCCAATGTTTCAAATCTACATAACTTGCTTCAGCACACTTCTTCATTAAACCTGGACGATGCTTAAGATAGTGAGCTAAATT